CTATTTGCGAGTTCCCTGCTTCACTGAAGCGGCCTCGACCGGAGTTCCTGCAACCAGCTGAGCCGTCGACTGAAGCAATCCCAGCGCGAGCGCTTTGCCGCGATCGAGAACCGCGTGGCATGTCTTGCAAACGGCCACGCCGGGCTTTACGCGTTCGCCGCATCCGGGACATTCCTCCGTCTCTCGCGACTGGTAATACCATTCCTTCCTCAACCCCAGGTGTCCCGCAGCGCGCCGCTGTACGTCATGAATAAATAAAAACGAGTGCGAGCGCTCCCACTCGCGGTCCGCTGCAGCGACCAGGGCGCGATAAAAGTCCTCGAGCCGTGAACGCGCGCCGCGCAGTTCCTCTTCCGTGGGATCATTTCCAGCACACACAAAGACGCCCAGAAAACTATTCTCTCCTGCGTCGGAATTTACTTCGCGGCAAAGATCCTCCGCGATTTCACGTGCCGTGATTGGCAGCGGCAGAGTTCTCTTGTCGCCGTAGTCCATCACGGCGGTTCGCGGCGTCACACGCGTCAGCGAATACTCTTCTCCGTCCGCGCGGCCGGGAATTTGAAACGTGCCATAGGTCCGATGCGCCATGTAACTCTGCTCGGTAATGTTCGCAATCACGGCATGCGGCGATCGCTCGGCATGAATGGCCTGCGCAAACCGATCCGCGTGATTTGAACCGTCACCTTGAGTTGTCCTCTCGCTGCTCATCAATGGATGGCTCCTGTTTGAGAATGATTTTGGTAGGACAGGCTTCAGCCTGTCTGTTTTTTTCCGTCCGTCTGTTTTGTTCCGTGTTTTCTTAAGAAGTTAAAAGTCAACAAAAACACTCATGCCATATCCACAAGCCATACAAAAATTACATAAAGAAAAATCAAAAACAGAACGTCAAACCCAGACAGGCTGAAGCCTGTCCTACTCACGAATCCCTCACTGCAACACCGCATCCGCATACGAGTCATACGCCCGTTCCTCGCGCCGCGAGCGTTCGTCGAGCGCTTCTTTTCGCTTGCCGTGATGCAGTGTGCGGCTTGCTTCTATCGCTCGCGCAATATATCGCGCGACAGTCGGAGTCAATTGCACAAACTCCCCACGCGGGCCTTCCAGCGTGAAGCAGTGCTCATATTCTCCGCGCGATGGATACGGACCCAGCGCCGGAATGCTTCGTCCATTTTCGATTTCAATCGTCTCCGCTCGCCACTGTTCCGGCGATCCATAATTTTCCGGAGGCAGCCATCGCTCAATGTGCCAGCGATTGTGCGGCACATACTTTGGCTCCAGACGCACTTCGATAACTTCGCGCAACAGCTTCCCCCCGGCATCCCGGTCTTCCCATTTCCCGCCAATCCAGTCCAGCCGCGACCATCCCCACACCGCCCGGTAATTCGCCTCGCCAAATCGATTGCACCCGCCGGCAAGAAAAAGTTCCCGCCCGACGTCCGCAGGCGTCTCGTGCGTTTCTCGAAGAACATATATCATCAGGCTTGACGTCGGACAATGGTGGCGCTATTGGTACCGAATGTCACCGCGCGCCATATGCCGACAGTGTGAAGAACCGGGCAACGGAAGATGCGCTTCTTGTCAGGGGCTCGGGTACACTCTGACTCGGCCGTGCTTAATTTGTGGAGGAACGGGTCGGTGCGTAAAATGCAACGGAACTGGTGGTACCGGTGGCAAGGGCACTGCTAATCCCTACAATTTATTTGGAGCAGTTCGCGATTGGATCACTGACGTGTTGGCAAGAGAGTGACCGCCATTCAGGGATTAGACGAGATGATTTAGAGGGTGTCTTCTCACATGAAGACGCACTTTCATACAATCCTTGTACATCTGCCGGAGACCGGGATCCGAAGCCGTCTCTTTCCTCAGAGCGGCCAGCGGAATTAGTACGTCGGAGAGGGCCTCAGCTATCTCAAGAAGCGATCCTTCGTGCGAAATGCCCCTCTCTTTGTAGGACGCTGTTCGCATCGCCAATTTATAAATTTCTTCGCTGCTTAGGTCCTGCAAGTAACCGTTTGCGACCAAGAAATCATCCAGGGCAATAATCGCTGTCCGCTTATTGCCGTCATGAAACGGATGATTTGAGTTAAGGGAATGAAATAGCGCAACTGCTTTGTCAAGAATGGTTGGATAGGCATCTTCTCCGAAGGCCGACTGAAACGGCCGGGCGACAGCAGACTCGAGAAGATTGACGTCTCTGCATCCGCCCGAACCCACTTGACCTGAATCGGGCCACATGACCATAACCAAATTGTCGTGAATATACTGCACGTACTTCGCAGAAAGCATGCAAAGCGGAATTTTACGCTTTGGCAAGTCGGTCGAGCGTGTCGTAGTATTTCGCTGCTGTATACACCAGTGCGGGGTCGGGCTTGATCCCGGCCTTCCGGAGTTTCTTTTCAATGCGCGGGCTGTACTTGCGCATGTTGGCAGCAAGGGCCCGAAGCACGCGAAGTTGTTCCTTACTCATAAGGACATTATAGCACGCCAGTGCGTTTGCCAGGCTGTCTCACCAAAAAGTGACTAAGGGGGTACTGAAGCAACTATCCGCATCGGCGGACAGTGTACCCGCCGACCTTCACGTCAGCTTCCGGAATTGCGCTGAAAACGTGATCACATCGGCCGTTGCCGAACCCGGATAGGCCGCGCCGCCGGTGAATTCGGTGCCGCCGGATCCTGTCGAGTATCCGCGCATCTTCCAATTATTGGCCGCGGTTCCCTGCTGCATTTGGTATTGATTGGGAGTTCCGCCTTGCACCGTGAAGCTGGCTTGGATCGGTCCGTACGCGGGGTCAGTCATGCTGGAATCGACGGTCTGCCCGCGCACAGTGATCTGCTTCGCGAGCTGCGTCCAATCGATCGTGTCGCCACCGCTTGGATAAGTGCCCGAAAGCGCGACCGTTCCGAACGCGTAGAGCTGAGTAGTCCCGGGATCAACATCAGTAAGCGTAAGTGTGACAGCCATGGTGTCTCCTGACTAAATTTTTGTGCTGAACAAAGTTTGTTGCGCTTTAATTTGTGAATCGTGAGGGAGAATGTGACTGGCTCGCCCTGAGCAATGCGAAGGGTGACTAGTGACCAGTGACTGGTGAAAAACGCACCTGCGCTCGAGCACCCCGCAGTCGCTTTTCACCAGTCACCAGCCACCGATCACCAGTCACCACGCCTTCTAGTACCCGCTTGGCCGTGCCAGCGCATCGATGAAGCTGCCGCTGCGCGGCGTGTCATTCCACACCTGGAATCCGGTGTCGAAATAAAATATGAACGACGCGGCAATGCCGCCGCTGGCGCCATAGATTGGGAACACCGTCTGTCCGCCAACCTCGAAGAAATCGATGTCCTTCATGACCGCGCGTCCCCAGTGCGACAGGTCGAGAAAATCCACGCGGGTCTGGTCGGCGTTGACGCTGGACTTGATCGGGATGCCGCTCATTGTCTTGCGGCCGCTGAAGAGCATGTCCAGGTCGTTGCCGCCGCCACCGCCGCCTTCCTTGATGATCTGCGAAACGGTGATGCCGAGATTTTCCCAGGCATGTTCCTGCTCCACCGCCATGTAAGCGATGAGCTTGCTCAGGTGGTTGATACCCAGGGCTTTGCGGACTTTGTTGATGGCCAGCCGCACATTGCTAGGAGTAAGCGCGGCGTTGCCGGCGTTGACGCGCGGCGTTGCAAGTTGCACCGGATAAGTCGCGCGGTTCAAGTTGAGCCACGTGCCGGTAGTCGCGTTGTTCTGGTGATACTTAATGCCGAAGAGCGAGACCGGGCTGGCGCCGCTGAGGCCGTCGTGAACGATTACGTCACCGTTGGTCAACCCAGCAGGGTTTACATCGACAGTGATGGTCTGCGTCGGGCTGATAGGATCCGCGGCCGTCACGTTGGCGGTGCCCCGGTTGGTCGTCAACGTCGAGTCGTAGACTTGAATCGTCTGGCCAACGTAAACGAGAGCCGCGCCCGGAGGCGTGGCCATCGTCCAGGTGGTGGTCGCGAACGAACTGATTGTGCCGAGCACGCCGTTGCCGGCGGTCTGCATCAACTTGTCGAGGAACGAGCGGAATTGCTTCATGCCGTTGGCTACTTCGCGTTTGGTGGCATTTTCAATGGCGCGCTCGCGGCCGGTGGTCGCGTATTCCACCAGCTTGGTGATTTCAATCGCGAAACGGAAGAAAATCGGCGAAACTTGCGCGACGTCGTAGATCGTGCCGGAGCCGCGGCCCAAGTCGCCGCCGTCGGCGTTGTACGAACCGGCTTTGCCGCCGGGATTCACCTGCAAGGGCAGGCGCATGTTGCGGCTGGAAACTTTCTCCACGTCTCCGCGCTGCTGGATCATGGTGAGTAAAATGTCGTCGCGCTCGTAGAGCAGGGGCACTTTGTCGCGCACCTTCTCGAGCTGCAACGCGACGACGTTCGCGTTCGCTTGTGCTGGCATCTGTTGTTCTCCTTTGGAAATCAGAAATTGGAAAATAGAAAAAAGAAATTGCCGAATGTGATTACATTTCGAGGATTTGTTCGTCGCTGAGCTTGCGGTAGTCGACGCGGCGCGCATCGGATCGCCCGGGGCCGAGATTCGCGCCTCGGCTAGGATCTCGTCCTGAGTTTGTAGAATTGCTCGCCTGCAGGGATGCGCCGCGCGAATCTGTGCTCGCTGGCGCTACTTCCCTTCTCGATGATGCGGCCTCGCCTCTGGCCGTATTACCGCGGTGCGCGGCCAAGGTCGTTTGGGTCCAATCGTTTAAAACGCGCTTGGCGGCGATGGGCACGAGTTGCTGGGCTCGTTCGCCGATCAATCGCACGATTTGTGCGCGAGTCTCGACATCCAATCGGCGACCGGAGAGAATCTGCGCCACTTGCTCGCCGAGTTGCCGGTCTCCTTTGAGCGCCGTCTCGACGTCCTGGCGGATCGCCGCGTTCAATCTTGCCTGCACGGGTGGGGCTTGCCCCGTCCGAATCGATGCGTCTTGGGCGTTTCGCCCCACATTAGGCAATGCCTGCGCCAGCGTGCGCTCAATCGCGCCGCCAACGCTGCGTTCCAGATCTTCATTGGCGGCTTTTTCAAACGCCGAGTACGCCGCCAGGTGTGCCTCGTGCCCGGTGTCCCGTGCTTGCAGTTCCGTGTTCTGCGAATCGCGACGGCCGCTTGACGCGGCTGCCGTAGGGACGGGGCTTGCCCCGCCCGCTGACGCCACGCCACCATTTGTACCGGGCGACCCATCCCTCGCTTCCGCTCGGGACGACGGGGTCGCCCCCACACCAGCATTCTCCAACACGCGCAATCCCGCGAAAACCATTTCGCGGAACGCCGCGGGGTCCTCGCGCATCATTCGCTGCGCGAGCTCCGCGCGCGTTGCACTCACTTCCTCCGCCGACTTCCCAGTCACACCGAAGTACGACCGATCGATGTCATCCAGCACTCGTGCGCGTTCCGCCGCAGCGCGCGCTTCGGTGACCCCACCGGGATACAGCTCTTTCAGCGCACGGGCATCTTCGGGATTCGCAAACGCCGCGCGATACGCCGCCGCCTCCGACTGCGCCTGTTGCACGCCATTCCATAGCTCCCGCGCTTCTTCTCCCGTCCAGGGGTCCTTGATCTGCCTTGCGAGCCACGGTGGTGGCTCCGCCACAGACGCACCTGCCGTTGAGGCCGTAGCGCTGGCTTCCAGTCGGTGGTTTTCGTTTCGTGCAGTTTCGTTGGAGCCAGCCGCCAAGGGTGCCGGCGCTACCGGCGTGGTTTCTTGCGAGCCCGATGCCCGAGCATCTTGAATTTCCGGCTCGATCTCCAGTATCTGTTCGTCGGTCAGCACGAAAAGATCGTGGACGGTCGAGTGTCCATTCGCGGAAGACGCGGCATCTTGTGGAATTTGTTGGCCGGCCGGCATCATGACTTTCCTTTAGCGAGGGGCTGCGGTTGCGTCGGCATTTGAGCGAGCGCGGCCTGACTCATGGCTCGGAGATGCGCCTCCGCGTGAGCGCGGACGTTGGCGAAGCCCGCGGGATTGCTCATATGCGCGGACTGGCCGGCTTCGGAGTTGGCCCAGCGCTTGCATTCCTCGAATTCCACGGAATGGTCGTCGAGCAATTGATCGACGGGCACCGAGGGCAGCACCAAGGTTGGCGACTGCTGACTCGTGACTGGTGACTGGTGTTCGGAGCCTGCCTCGATCGAAGCGTCACCCATGCGCACGGATTGTGAAGGGCCCGCCGCGGCAGTCGCCCCGACAGGCGGAATTGCAGAAGAGGGATGCGGGGCCGCTGGCAAACTCACAACGATCGGCGCACTTGCTAGCAGCTGCTGGATCTCGCGCAACTGTTTGTTGCGGGAATCCTCGCCGGGTATGACCATCTCGCTCAGTCCAAGAACATTTTTGATGTACCCGAGGTTTGCTGGCTCGGTGAGCGCGCGTTGGATCACTGGATCGTTGATGCCGAACAACTGCTGCAGCACGCCACGCTGTTGTGACTTCAACCGCGGAAAAGTTTCGTCGGCTTCCGGATGCACACAAATGTTGCCCTTCAAATCCGCGGTGCGAATCGATCGCGCGTCGAGCACCCCGTCCGGTCCAAGTAGCGGAATCTCCACATCTTCAGGCCGATTTTTGCGAAAGGAATCGACCGCGAGCAGCAGCACGTCCGCATAAAACTGTTTGGTGCGCCGCCAAACCATGCCAAGCCGGCCCATCGCTTGATCGCGGGCCATCGCGTAGCCCGACGCCGTCTTCACATCCTCCATGTTTCCGCCGAAAATCGCGGGAAACATTCCGGTTAGAAACTGCGCGACGGGGCCGATCAAATCCTGTTGGTGGCGAATCATGTCCGGCGGAACTTGCGCCGGCGCGGGCTGGAAAAACCCCGCCGCCAGCGGCTGGCCCGGGCGCGCGCGCGCCGGAAAATGCGCCGCGGGCTCGGCCACCTGATTCGCCAACGCATCAAAATCCAATACTTGCGGGTCAGCGTAGATCGGCGGAATGCCGTACTCGTACGTCTCCGCTTGCATGTTGGAAAGTACGTTGTAGCGCTCCTGCACTTGCACGAGCGAATCGCCCACACTCGGGCGGTTCTGTCCATCACCAGGCAGCGCATGCAGCACGCGCCAGTGGTCGTCCATGGATTCGCTGCGCGATTCGCAATAGACGTCGCCCGCAAACGCCACGTAGCAGCCGTCGGGAAACATCGCGAGCAGCTCGTTGCGGACGCCCTCATCTTCAATCGCGTAGAACGCCCACGGCCGCAGCCAGGTGCGGTCGAACGTAATGAGGTTCATCAACGCGTCGCCAGGGTGGATCGACGGCAAGCCCTGCTCGACACTCAGCCGCGACACGCGTGCATAAACATCTTCGGAGCCTTGCGACGGCGCGGACTCAATCTTATTGGCCGCTACCGGGTACGCAGCCTTCAACTTTGCGCGATGCACTTCCGCCTGCCATTGCAGATACGGATACTCGTGCATCTCGTTGGCCCACACCGGCGTATTCAGCTCGAGCCCGCCCGCGATGGAGATTACTTCTTGCCCGTTCGGCATGCGGCGTGATCCGGCAATGCGCGGCACCGTCACCCGCTCCGCCTTGCGAAGATTCTCTTCACGCAGCGCGGCCCCGCAACCCGGACAGTTGGTTGCCTGTAGGGGCGCAGTACCTGTCCCGATCCTATCGGGATGCTGCGCCCCTATCTCCGAGGCGCCTTCGCCGTCTCCCCAATTCTCATTTTCAAATTTCGATTTCCCAGTTTCCTTCCGGCACTCCGGGCAGACGTAGACATCTTCGCCTAGCGGAATCTCCAGCGCTTCAAGCACATTCTCTTCGTGGAATCCGAACCGCTGGCCATCAGCGACGTAACGGACGTAGGCGCCAAGCTTCCCGTCAGTCCACAGAAAATAGCCAACGGAAGTCAGCAGCTGCTCGACGTGATTGTTTTGCTCGACGAGCTGGGCCACGTCGCTCGCCGCGCGCGCTGCGGCAATATCTTGCAGCGATTGCGACGACTGCGGGTAAAACCGCACGCTTGGGACGTCTGACGAGAGCAACGCGACGAACGACAGTCCAAATCCCTGATAAAAATTTGTGACGAACTGGTAGCGCGGCATCTCTTCGAGCGCGCGATCGTCGCTCGAACGGTTTTCATACGGCAAATGCCAGTTCATGTCGTTGGGATTCCACCAAGCGTATTGCAAGCCCTGCCAAAAGAGCCGCGCCTGCCGAATCCGCCGAATTTCGTGTCGTCGCGCAACGACGCCTTCCTGGCGGTATTGCCGCACCAGTTCGCGCAGCGCATTCACCAGTTCCGGCTTCACTTCGTCGAGCCGCTCGTTGTTCGGCCCCAGGTCGACGGGCGCATCAGCGGCGCCAGCATCTTGCTGGCCCGCGCCGTTGCCCCTGTAGCTCACCCCTTCAGAGGTGCCGCTTTTCCGACCCGCCAAGGCGGGCGAAATCGCCGAAGAGACGCCCTCAGGCCTTAAGGCCTGAGCTACAGCATTGCCATCCGCCGGTGCGATCGCGCCCGGGACGCCCGTCCAAGATTCAGCTGTGTGGTAACGGTCCATTCGCCCTCTCAGAAAATGTTTCGTCAATGTTCACAGCCGCGTCGCGATTAGCGCCAGTCTCGCGCCAAGCTTGCAGTTGGTGCCAGGAGCGCCTGCGAAGGCGCGGCAACAACTGGGGTCTAGGCGCCTCGGGAAACTCCACCGGAGGAAATCCCGCCGTGCCCAGCAGTGAATTCATCATCGCGCGGTTCTCGGCTCGCAGGCGCGACACTTCTTCCTCCAGCAACCGAACGTAATTCGACCGCCAGAGCTGTTTCAGTTTTTCGAACATGATTAGGGGCACACCAGGCCGCGCGCAGATACTTCGGCAATTTGTTGGCTGAAATCAGCCACCTGCAAAAGGGGACACTAGGTTCGTGACGGGGTCCGCGAGCCGCTTTTGAAAATATTGATAACGAACACGATGACGCTCAGAACGAACAGTCCGGTCAGCCACTCAAATTCAGGGCCAAAGTACAGCTCCAACATCTTCGAGACCAACTTCTGCTCCCAGGCCATGAACACGCGCACCATGTCGAATACTGCAATGATCGTCACAATAAAATGCAAGCGGTTCAGCGATTCCTCAAAAACCATTTTCTGCGCATCCATCAGATACTTGTAAAGCAGCGCAAAAACTCCGAATGGCACGGCCGCGACCAGCCACAACACGCCGTAAGGCAGAAAATGCATCTGGCCGGAAATCGGAACCGGAATCGGGAACGACGGCACATTCAGAATGATCGAGATGAGTCCGCCGCCGACAAAAAACGCCCCTCCGATTCCAAACAATTTCGCGGGGGATTTCGGCCAGCCCATGTTCTTGGGGCTCGGGTCCGCAACGTGCTCCGGCGTCCTCTTGGCGCTGGGCACCACCGGGAGCAACGGCACTTCCCGCTCTCCGTTCACGTAAGACCACATCACATTGCCGATGAAGACAGCTTCGCCGAGAAGCGTGATCCAGAAAAGCAGACTGCTCGGAAGATCCGACTTCGTCTGTGGAAGCATTACTTCCAGCGCGCCAAAGAGCAGCAGCGCCAGGCTGCCGCCGGCGTGCCACAACCCCACGCGGCGGTCGAGATCGCGATGGATGAACCGCGGCACTACGCGATACTGCGCGTAGAAGAAAATGAAAATCCAGATGGCCGTGAAACAGTACGAGGCCAAATCACGTGCGCGGAAGTACGCGTCTTCCATCGAGCCCACATGGCTCGCAATGTAGATGGCCGCGCCGCCGCAGCCCACCAGGCACAGAAGCGCGATAAATCGGAAGAGCTTTTCCGGGAAGCTTTGCTGCTCCCAAAGCGGCTTCTCCACCGGCTCGTCCTCCTGACTTTACCGTAACACCTCCGTTATCCCAGCTACCTGTGAAACGCGCCTTCTGACGCCAATCCACTACCTTGACCGTCTGGGCAATTTCGCGGGACGAAAGAACTTCTTGGCTTCGCCCTCGAGCCGCTGGTAATGAATCGCGCGCGAAGTTTGATCGGTCGCGCTTACTTGACGCGCAATTTGTTCGCCCAGCGGCATGCCAGTCACAAAATGTGGCGTGCGCCCTGCCGAATTATAGGGCGGGGCCTGCCCCGCCCTGGCCGGCATAAAAGCCGGTCCCACACCGGCGAGTCTTACGCCGGAGACCAATCCATACCGTGCCGAGTCGGCCGAATCATCGCCTTCCACCTTGCGAATATCTTCATGGCGGCGTTCGTCGCGCACCAGTTGCGGGATGCGTTCAATCAGCTCCGCGCAATTCTCGGTGATGAGCCAGGAATTCGATTCCAGCATCTGGTACATCAACTGCCAGCCGCCAATGCGGTCGTCATCAGCCGGCGACGGCCGCGGCAATCCGTTAGCGAGCAGCACGTCGCCGAGCTGCTCGGCAAGCGAGGCTTCCGAAGTGCGGTGCGCAAACGCGTCAGGAGAAAGAAAGACTTCGCTGATTTGCTCGCGTCCGCTGCGTTCCGCAATAGCCTGCGCCAGCATGCGCGGCGAAAGGTTGTTTTGCACGAACTCGCGATAAGTGACGATGCGCGAAAAACCAGTAGCACCGGCATCTTGCCGGCGATTTTCCTCTTCAGCTCCGGGAACAAACGCCGGCTGGAAGCCAGCGCTAGCCGGAACAGCGCAATGCCAGTACACCGCGCTGGGATGCTGAAATCCCCAGTCCACGGAAATCCATCGCGGCCACCACGGCTCGAGCCGGACGTCTTCCGGCCGGGCGGTGTGCCGGCCGATATCGAAAATGTTGAAGTATTGGCCGGCAAAAATGCTCCAGTCGCCATCAAGAAACGCCCGCCGCAAATGCTCCGGCAGCGCTTCCAGGGTACGACGGTACTCGACGTCGTTGGCGTAAATCGGATTGTCGTCGAGTCGCGCGCGGATGAATTCATACTCGCGCGCGTCGTACAAACCATTTCGCTCAAATCCCGGAGGCGGAACTTGATCGACCCACAACGCCTTCACCCAGGCGTGACCGATGTTTCCCGGGTTTGTCGCGCCAGCCATGCTGCATCGGCTTTTTGGCACGCTGCACCGATTGCGCGAAGTCAGAAACTGCCATTGCTTCATCGTGAAGTGCGTCAGCTCGTCGATCCCGATGAATACGAACTCCGCACCCTGGTACTGGTAAACATCGTTCTCGTTGCGACAGTAGCCAAAGCGCGTGGTCGAGCCGTTCGTCCAGGTGACGAGATGCTTCGCTTCGTTGTAGCTCTTGTAAAACTCACGCGGCACATCCCGGCGAAAATAGGCGAGCAGCGAAGACTCCAGCTCGGGGTAAGTCCGGCGAAGCAGCAGCGTGTCTGCGCCAGGCCACGCCGCCGCCTGCATCACCGCTTCCCAGAGCAGCGCTTTCGTCTTGCCAGGGCCGGCAGCTCCGCCGAAGAGCCTGTATTTCGCGGTGCTGTCGTGAAATTGCTGCTGGCGATCGAAAGGCCGATAGTGATCGCTAACGCGCACTTACCGGTAGATCTTTGAAAAACGCGCGCCAGCGATCCACGCTGCCACCGAAGCGAGCATGCCCGCCTTCAGACCAAACGCTAGACTATGCCAGGACGCCAGAAACGTAATGACGAAACCGCCGACGCCCGCGATCTTTAGCACGTAGTCCAGATGAATGGCGTTGGTCAGCTTCTCGAAAAAAGACGTACTGGGAACGGGAACACTTGTCATTTTCTTGCTCCTTCAGCGGCGCGCCTGGCTACGGCGCTATCAATATCGATGACAATCGGCTGTGGCCCGTCGGACAACGCGGCGGCGCCCTTGTAGCGCATTTCGGTCAGCTTCTCCACGGCGCGCTGCCTGATCTTTTCGTCCTGGGCATTGAGCAGCCTTCGCCATGAGATGAACAAATCGGTGTTGCGATGAATCTCGTCAACGAATTCGACAGGATCTTCAGGCAACGGAGATGACCCGCCTGGAATTTCCTCTTTTTTCCCGTCTTCCTTCGTTGCGCTACCGTTGCGTGGTTGTTTTTCTGCCGCCACGAGCGCATGTCCATTTGTCTCTTCCGAGTGGGGCGGCGCCACCTCAGCGTACGCTCCGCAGTCCGTGCCGGACGCAGTGGTACAGCTTGCGCCCAT